CAGATTAAGCGAGAAATGGAGCAATTTAAACGTACAACAATTGACCCTCGTACCTTTGTGATTTTAGATGATTGTTTATATGACAACACGTGGGCCAGAGATAAGATGATGAGGCTTCTTTTTATGAACGGTAGACATTGGAAGGTGATGTTAATCATCACAATGCAATATCCGTTGGGCATTCCACCAACGCTAAGAACTAACATTGATTATGTTTTTATTTTAAGAGAGCCGTATATTGCCAATAGAAAGCGAATTTACGAGAATTATGCTGGTATGTTCCCCACATTGGAGTCATTTTGTCAGGTGATGGACCAGTGTACTGAGAATTACGAGTGCCTAGTGATAAATAACAACTCCAAATCTAACAAACTACAGGACCAAGTGTTCTGGTACAAAGCAGATGCACACAATGACTTCAGATTAGGCTCCAAGGAGTTCTGGGAGCTATCCAAATCTATCAATGATGATGAAGAAGACGAACAATATGACCCAAATAATGTCAAGAAACGCGGTCAAGGACCCAAAATTGCAGTAAAAAAGTCAAAGTGGTAAATCTTGTTTTACCGTTAGGGAAAGTAAGATTAGCGCTTTTATAAAAAGCGCTTTCAAAATATATAAGCAGTTTAAATCAACTTAAAGAGTATCCTATTATAAAGTATATAATAAGATGCAAGAACTAAATATTGTAGAACTCATAGAGAAAAATCCAATCTCTAAGCTGTCAAATGTGTATAATAACAAATTAATAAATAAAATTAAGGAAAATTTCACTGATTTTGAATCGCAATTATTTGTAAGTAGTTTTTATTGCTACTTAAATTATGATAAAAATATAGATTTTGTAGTTGATTTAGATAGCATATGGAGTTGGTTAGGATTTCAACAAAAAGTAAAAGCAGTTGTATTATTAGAAAAACATTTTAAATGTGATATAGACTATAAAACCGCTTTACCGTCAGGGAAAGCGGTTTCTGAACAAGAACATACTGTCAAACAAAATGGAGGACAAAATAAACAAACAATATTATTAACTATCAAATGTTTCAAGTCATTGTGTTTAAAAGCACAAACCAAAAAAGCAGGTGAAATACACGAATATTATATGAAAATGGAAGATGTTTTGCATCAAATTGTGGAAGAAGAAACTGATGAACTAAGACTCCAATTAGAGCAAAAGGAAAATATTATTCTGGAAAAAGATATAGCACTTAAAAATTCAAAAAAGGAAAAACAAAGAGCCGTAGAACAAGCCATAATTATTCAGTTTCCATTAAACACAGAATGTATATACTTCGGAACAATTGACAATACCAATGATGCAAACGAAAAATTAATAAAATTTGGTCATACAAATGATCTTGCAACAAGAATACTTGACCATCGTAAAAAATATATTAATTTTAATTTGGTCGAGGCATTTAGAGTTCAAAATAAAGTAGAAATAGAAAATCTTATAAAAACATATCCCAAAATAAAAAGACAAATTCGCACACTTGTAGTAAATGATAAAAATAAAACAGAAATAATTGCATACGATTCTACAAATTTTACTATTGATAAACTAACAAAACACATAAAGGATATTATTCATTCAAAAACATATAGCATAGACAATTTTAATAGACTAATGAAACAAAATGAAAAAATAGAAGAAGAAAATAGGGAATTAAAAGAAGATTCGAAAAAAAATAAAAATATTATCACAAAACTAAGTATTGAAGTATCAGTATTAAAGGAACTAATTGAAAAACAAAAATCAATAATCAAAATGACTAGTATTGAAAATCAATCAGTTTATTATAACGTATTGTTACCAGAAAACCAAGAAACTAATAAATTTAATGAATTTATTTCAACAATGTGTATAGTTAGAACAGATGTAGAAGAATCGTCTGTTAATATGGAAGGTCAATTTCGTATTTGGTGCAAAACAAAACCCAAAAAGGAAACCTTTCATTCATTTAAAAATTATTTAGATACACGATTTAAACCATCAAGACTATCCAATCAAAATAAAAACCAGATCGTTAATGGTTATCTTGGTGTCAAACTTAAAGATATTGAATATAAACAACGCTTTATAGTAAATTCAAGTAATATAGAAACATTTATATTTCAGGTGTGTACTTTTTCATCCAGTGGTAAAATATTAAACTCTACATTACTGGATGAATACAGACGATGGAAAACAAGTTTAAATAAAGAATGTTTGGATAATGATATGAAAGAAATTAAAGATTATTTAAATAATTGTGAGTATGTTATTAAATCAACGGTTTGGACTGATAAAGGAGCAAATGAAGGATATTACGGATTGTCCTTAAAAACAGATATTTATAAGCATAAGGTTACATCGTCAACTGGTAAAAAGGTTGAAAAAGTAGAAATAATATCAGGAATAGTATTGAATACATGGGATACTATAGCAAAAGCAGCAGAGTTTGAAAATATATCAGCAGCTAAAATGTCAAGAAGTATAAAACATAATTTACAATATAATGATTATTGTTACAGGATAAAATATAAATAGTAAAATATAAAACACAATTTTATATTTTAAATTAATTTAATGCATCAAATCCAATTCAATGCTTAATCAACACGCTCCATACTATCAGCATCAGATTCCTTTTTTATAGCAAAAGGACCACTGACAAGCTCAGATCTACCATAATCAGATTGACCAATAACAATATTGTCGCCATCAAATAACTCACTGCGGATATCAGCAGCTGAAATTGCATCATTTTTAGAAAACTTGGCATCTTCGGCACCAATTAAGTTACCATCCTTGTCAATATCCTGAGTAATAGTACTACCGTGCTTCTCAGCATTCTTTTTATTGTCATCAATTGCCTTCTGCTTAGTCTCCTTGACACGCTGTTCGAATGCGGTCTTGGCAACCGACTCATTCTTCTGCTTCTCCTGTGCCAACTGGTTAAGTTCCTCCTCCATATACTCAACACGTCCAGTCTTGTAAGCCTCTGGGTCCCAGCAGAGCCACTGGCCAACAGGTCCAACAAACACATCAAAACTGGAATCAGTCTCTCTCAGCAACTTAGCACGCATTTCAGCCTCCTCTTGAGTTGCAAAATTGCCTCTAGACTTGAAGCCTCTTACGGAGGTTTGAAAATTATTTTTGATATTGAACTGCTTCTCCATCTCCTCCTCATTCTTATCCAAAAAGGTCTTGTAGTCATCCTCAATAGAAGAGCTAATAATGTTCTCCCTCTCATCCTTGACAAAGGCCTCATAGTCTTTTGTTACGTCCTCAAAATTCAATTTGTACTTAAATGATACAAAATTTAAAAATTGATGAAACTTCTCCATTGATTTCGTGAATTCCCACTTCTTTAGGAATGATTCAAAGAAGAACATTTCCTTCTGCTTCAAAATCTTCTCGGGGGTAATAAATGAGAAACAACCAAATTGCTGTCCAGCAATAGGCTTATCAAGTTCCAAAAGGTCTACATATTTAGGGTTATCTGAACCATCTTTTCTTAACTTTCGTTCAAATGCCAACTTTTTGGCAACATTCGATTTAGATTTTCCACTCATTATATATTTATTTAATTATTCGTTTTAAGTTTTAATTTGCATAATTATTATTTAATTTATATTTCAAAAATAAATTCTTATTTTTTTCTTTTTTATTTATATAGAATGGCTATGTTTAATGTCGCTGAACTTGTTAAGAGAATTGTTAAGTACTTGATTGAGGGTTTAATGGTTGCTATTGCAGCCTTTGCTATTCCCAAGAAATCTTTGAATATGGAGGAGATTATTCTGCTTGCATTAACTGCTGCTGCTACCTTCGCCATCTTGGACACATACATTCCTAGTATGGGTGTATCTGCACGCACTGGTGCCGGATTCGGTATTGGTGCCAACTTGGTCGGATTCCCAGGTGGACTCTAAAATCCACCTTTTTTCAACCTTTTAAAAGGTTGAGCCAAACATATGAAATATAAATAATTTGTTCATTTATATTTCTTAACAGTTGTTTCTCTTAACCAGTAAATAAATTATCCAAACATCTGTCGCATCTCCGAGTACGTCATATTGCGTCCTGTTTGTTCCTTAAACATATCAGCTCCTGCCTGTAATCTGCCAATCAATTCATCTGGTTTACTCAATAACCCTAGTCCTTCTTTTACAGTCTTTGGATTTACATCAGTTTCAATTTTCTTCATAATTGCTTGCAGATTTGGTTCAGTATTTTTGATATTATTGGTATTATTTGTCTCGGACATTTTATATATAACATAGGCAAATAACCTTTATGTCAGTTGAATATATATTTTCTCAATAAATATATATTATGGATAACGAAGCAAGTGCAAGTTCAGGTTCAAAATCAGGTTCAAAATCTAAAGGAACACGTAAAAGAAGTCATACAGCAAGAGCAACTATTGGTAAAAAAGAAACAATGCCAGAATTAGATGAAGAATTTGAGGTTGTTGGTAGTAAAACAGCGTCTTCAGTAATAAGACCCCGTTCAACAGCGTCCAAAACACAAAGAAAACAAGCACCAATAAACAGACCACGAGTATTAGTATCTTCAAAAATTAGAAAACAAGGAGACAATTTTAAAATTACACGTGAATATTCAGATGGGACAAAGGAAAATGAAGTTATAATTACTGATGAAAATAAACAAGTTAAACTGGTTTTTCAAAAACATAAAGAACTACGTAGTGAAAGGGGATGGCCTGGTGTTGAAATCACTAAATATTTTAGTGATGGAAGAATTGAAAAAACAAAAGATTGGAAATATAATAAGGAGTGGCGTTAAATAATTTAACAATTTAAAAATTAAATAATATATATTCTCAATAAATATATATTATGGATAATGGTAAACTAACATTAGCTGATTTGGCAGTTTCTCCAAGGTCTAGGTCTAGGTCTAGGTCTAAATCTCCAAAATCTAAGTCTAGGTCTAAATCTCCAAAATCTAAGTCTAGGTCTAGGTCTAAGTCTAGGTCCTCATCAGGCTCATCTTCTGGGTCTAGGTCTAACCCAATGGCAAAAACACGAAGACACGGTGATAATCGTCATCCTTTATCAGTTACCCGAGGACCAGGATATGGTGATTTGGCAAAGA